GTAGTTGCCGTCACAGATTGGGCAGTTACGCCCCACCCCGGGGTTTGTTTCCCCTACCCCTTTTGATATTACAGCTTCGATGAGAAGGCAAAAGTGGTGAATTAATTTCGCCAGCGAACACATGGTCGGCCTGCCAAGGGTCATTGGGTCGGGCGCTCTCTCCACAAATCCAACAATGTGTGGCAGCCTCTCGGACTGCCTTTGCGCGTTTGCGATAGTCACCTGAATAATGTTGCCGTTTGCTTTGATCACGGTTTGCTTCGATGCGTTGACCATGTTGCAATCGACAAGGCTCACACCGGGTGCGGTTGGTGGTCAACTTCCCACACTCAAGGCATGGTCGTTGAACGCCGTCAATCATTTAATCGCTGGCCACCTTGCGTGTCTCAGTGGGCTTGATCACCCTCTGCTCAACTTCACTATCCCCCTCGATCAGGCGGGTTATCGCATCAACGATTCCTGGAGTTACGTCATGCACTATCCCCGAGGATGGGGCGCCAGTGATGTTGTCAATGGCGGCTTGAATGTCTGCGCGGGTGATGTCAGCCATTGTTATTGCTCCGATTCTTTTCGTTGATCGAGTACGGCGTCAAGGTATGCGCGCCAAGCTGCGCCGCGTTCATCCACGGGGACTTGGTTCAAGTAAGTCAATGCCTCATCAATGTCGCTCAATGTGTCCATGACCTGTTCCATCAAATGAGTTTGGCGCCATTGGTAAGGGGAACAAACCAACGACGCCAAAGTTTTTATGAGTGTGTGACCGATGTGGCCAGCATGAATGTTGCGACTGTTGCAACGTAGCACAATATAGCGGAAGTGCTGCTGGTTTGTCTACGGGGGGTCGGTTATGCCGTGCTGATGTGCCCACAGGTGCGCGACGTAGTCTGTGGCGTCGCCATCTAGTTCCATCTTGACACGTTGACGCCAGCGGCCTTGCGTGATAAATGTGACGGTAACAATGGGGATCAAGGTATGACAGGCGGGGCAGTAAGCCGTCACGATTCGTTGATCCGTTTTGGTCACGCCGTCAGCCCGGTGATGTCGTATCTGCCGCGTTCGCGTTTGATCTTGCCGGCCTTGGCCCATTGACGCAGGGTGCGCTCACTAACGCCAAGGTATTGACTGGCGGCCTCGGCGTCAACGTAAATGCCGCCGTTGGCAGTGGCGGCGCCAACGTAGAGCAGCCGGCCAACTCTCCAATGTGTCTTGCAGCCGGGGCAACTAACGAGGTTTTCAAGGTCGACATCGGTTATCTTGATGGGCTTGCCGCAGGTGGCGATACCGTCGGCGGTGTCAACGTCGGCGGGGCAGGGGATGACCCAGGAGTTGGGTGGCGTTTCGTTGGCGCCTTCACGCATCGCGGCCCATTGTTGGCGCAGTTCCCCGGCGAATAGGTCTATGGCCGGATGGTCGGCGCAGGCGCGGTTGAGCCATGTTTGCAAGAAATCGCAGATGTGTGCCAACAGTTCGGCATTGGGCACGGTCTCTGTCGCCACGCCGTACGGCACCAAGTTGTACGTTTCGCGCCAGTCTCTCACCCAGTTCTCCAGCACGGCGGTGGCGTTATAGCCGCAGGAAGCCTCTAAGGCGGCCATAGACAGCCCAAAGCCTCGTTCGGTTCCCCTGCTACCACCCTGCCTTGGTTGTAGCCTCTGTGACGCTAAGGCGGCGTATTTCGGCATGTCTGCCAGCTGGTTGCGCATTGTTGATTCACACCGGCCACAGGTCATTGATTCCGTTGATCGGTGGCAGATCAGACATTCACCCAGGTTGTTGATCAAAACTGCACTTCCTCATCGTTGGCGATTGGTCGAGGTTTCGATTTAGGTGGGGCCACTAGGTGCGCCGGCGTCGCATTGGCACAGTCGTGTTCACGGTGCATGGTCAGGTGCTCGCCGTGGGCGATGACTTCACTGGGGCTACGGCGCAGGATCTCGCTGCGCGAGTTGGTGGCAAAGACTTTGACCCCGGCAACGATCATTAGCAGCTCACCATCGCGGGTCAGGGGTTCGGCATCAATGACAACAGAAAACGCGGCGGCGCTGGCGTCAAGTCCTGCGAGCACCAAGCGGCGACATCGCTGGCAGGGTTTTGGGGTGGGTTTTGCCGGCGCTTTGTAGGTGGTGGCTCTGGTCATGGTTGACCTCTGAAAGTGTGTGTATTGGTATGTATTCCTATATAGTCATACATACACATAAGTGTATTGCCAATACACATGCCATACATACACATCAGATTTGGTCATTTTCGGCTATTAAATCGCGTGGATCAACAGGCACTTCAGGGACATATTGCAGGTTCCAACCGCCACCTTTTTTGCCGGCAAGAATCAATTTTCCGGCATCAATAAGCGCATCACACGCATCCCATGCATTGTTCCGATCCCCTTTAATCATCTTGACAATCTCATTCTTGGTGCGCAAACGCAGGTCTGACATCAGCCCAATGATCGCCCTTTCAACATCGTTTCGACCCATCGCCGAGCGACTCAGCCCGGTCAAAGTCAGCTGGCGTGATCCCATATCAAACTTCAGCGCCTCAGGTGGCAGCTCGACGTCACGCCCATAGGCGCTTAGGTAGCGCGTTGGTGATGCTGGCAGCGGGTTAGCCTCTGATGACTCTGTGAAGTCAGAGTCTTTTGTGAGCGTCCAAATGGCGTCAGGTTCGTCCAGTAGGCGGCTCGCGCCCCGTGATCGTTCACCGGCGTGGCCAGCGTGATGAACCACCATGTCATCCACGACCCCGGCCATTGTCAGCGCCTCTGACCACCAACCAAAGAATGTGGCAATGTCCGCGTTGCTGTTCTCATCTAGGCCAAGGGATGCCAATGCAGGGGCTAAGGGGTCAAGGATGACCACCTCGGCATCCCGATCTCGCAGCCACGCAGCGAAGTGCTTACGACCGGCCTCAGAGGTCAGCGACAGCGCCGATGCTTTGCCACGCAGGTTGGCCACGGTGATGGCAGCGGTGTCGATAATGCCAGCATCCTTTAACCATTGGCGCATCGTTCGGGTGCCCACTTCCATGTTCAGATAGACAACACGCCGGGCAACCTTTTCAACGCTGTAACGGCCTAGGAACTCGCCGCCATCCACAAGGCATGGCAGCAAGTTCGCCGCCACCATTGTGGTCTTGCCGGCTTTGGCTTGCGCTGCGAGCAACACCCGACCTTGCGCCGGCCACATGTTTTCAACTCGATATTTCTCAATGTCCTCAATCTCGGCTAAGAAATCAGTTAGACTGCGCCCGTCCATCGCTGGCGCCTGCCCTGCCTTCATGGTTGCCAGCATTTGTTTGGCGTCATCTACTACGCGCATTTCAGCAAACTTGGCACGCACTGCGCGCTCGTAAGGCGTTAGTTCAACGATCTCCACATAGTCGGCAGGCAGGTCACCTGCTCCGTCTTTTGGGATTTCACCTAACCATGAATTGACAGCCCACTCAGAGTCCAGTGGGGGCATAATTGGTTGTTTGATCCCTTGCGCCAACATAATGTCCACTAACTCAGGAATACGCGCCACCTCATTACTGCTTAGCCCTGACTCTCTGGCAGCAGTCTCTAAGGCGTAAACACCAATATGGTGATCAATAAGGCCACCGGCAATCCCTCGCGCGATCTTTGGCACTGCCTCGGTTGCTAAACCCATCCAACGCCCACCTTCACCTGCATTGAGTACGCAGCTGCGCGCCGACTCAATCACCGCATTACGGTATTTGGTCACATTGTCGGCGGTCGCTGGGATGTCGTGCATCGGTTGGCGTATCGGCGTGACAGTCGCGGCTTGTACAACTGGTACATCTAACTTGGCCAGCCATTGACTAAGTTCCAAGTCCCCGTGAATCTCGCCAGTGATCTTGGTTAAATAGGTATAAGTGCCGCCAGTGACATGCTTAGACGGCGGTGCTACAACGTAACCGCCAGCGCCCTTCACCTCAATTTTGTTAGGCAAACCATGCTTGCCACTCGTTATTGTTTTGTTCCCACCTGGTGTGCAATAGATATGAAGCCCGCCGTCACCTCTGCCAGTGAGAACCATTGCCACGAACTGTGGCGCGCCAATGTCAGCGATAAGTTCCTGATATGCCGGGATCGCCCCATCAACATCAATGACGTCAACTTCACCACCCGTGCATAGTCCTATGTTGGCGCTGGGGTATCGCTGCCACCATTGCTGAATGGTCACGGCGTTGGTTGTCGCATTATTTAAGCCATTAGGCACTAACTTAGCAATGGGATGCTTGGCAGGGCTTTCGCAGTTTGCACCGGCAGAGCAAGCGCAGATGTCATCGTCAGGCCACCAAAGCGGTATCACATTGATGCCAAGGTCGGCGAGGTGCAGCGCGCTTTGCAGTAGTGGGTTCGTTGATTGCGATTGCATAATGGTTGTCACTTTGACGTGCCTCTCCATTTGACATCATTGCAAGCGTCAGCCCAAAGAGTTTTCATGTGTGTGATCGGTGGTGAGTCAAAATTCTTGCCACATTCACCGTGACCACACACTGCGCTGATGTAGTAGTTGTAATGATTTAATGAAATGGAATCACAGGTTGTGCAGATGTGCCACGCCCCAAAATCCCAATCAAAGGCAGGCGGCTTGGGTTCAAGGCAGTATGGTTCATATTGACCTAGTAAACCAGCGCCTTCATAACCCCAAGAGCCTGCCGGGCCAATAAAAGGATGTATTCCAACAATCAAAACGTCTTGCTTAAATTGAATGAGTCCCTTATCTATTTTTTCGCAAGGCTCATAATAATCTTGACGAATCATTGCTGGTTTGACTTCAATAAATAATGGACGCTCACCATGGACTATAAAGTCTGGTATGTAACCATCGCCGTCTAGTGGCTCGTAAGTAAACTGCCAACCAATTCGTGTCATAAATGATGCCCAACGCGCCTCAAGTCTCGACCTATATTCGATGCCTTGATATTTAGTTTGTATCGCTGTGCTCACTGGGTTCCTTTCCCAATACTTGCCACGCTGCAGACCTCGCCGCTGCACGAATAAACGCGCTCACTGTCACATCAGATGCTTGCGCGGCAGCTCTGATTTCTTGCAGTTGACTTGGCGGTATGCGAATTTGTAATGGTTGTGCGTTCGCCTCTGCCGTAATTCGGCGGCTTGGTCTTTCGCGTGTCATGAATCTCATCCCCTTAGTGTAATTACATTAGTGTAATTAGTCAATGGCAAGTTGGCACAAACAAGACGTGCGTGATTGCGTACGGGTGGCGGCGGTGGCGGCTCATACACGACACCGCCGCCGGTTGTGCTATGCGCTCAGGCCGGATGCCTTCAGCAACTCCATTGCTTGCATTTGCTCTGGCGTCAACGACGGCGCAGCAGCGGCAGGCGCAGGCTTGCCACCTTTGACCACGCTGACATCAAAGTGCTTGAGCGTCTTGCCGCCAGCGCGCTTTTCGATCTCCGTCAACGTCACCGTCAACGTATCCCCAACATCGGGGCGCTTCTCTGACAGCTCGGCCTTGAGTCGAACCTGCCCAGCGGTCAGGGCAACCTCGCCATCGGCGGTATTGAGCATTATCTTTGGCACAACTTTGCCGTCATCGAAACGGTGTGCATACACGCCGGTGACAACGCCGGTGACGGTGTCGCCGATCTCGTTGAATGAAACGTAATCGCTGGCAATGCGCATTTCGGGATCGTCCCAAACTGACATGGTGTTTCCTCTCATTCGGTGGGTTGGGTTGGATCAACGGTTTTCACGCCGTTGCAAGCCAATGTCATATCTGTAGACATCGGCAAGTAGTTGGGGCAGTACAGGCAGTGTGTCGGTGTCGTTGGGATCAACGGCAACGCCATTGTTCCCATCGCTGTCATTGCCTTTATTGCATCGAACCGGGCAAAACTTTGATCAACCAATGTTTCGTCATAAGGCTCCGTTATCGAAAAGGCGTCGCGCATCATTCCCGAACGTGACCAGAACATCACGGCAATGTTGTCAATCTCAATGTCTTGCAAGCGTAGCCCCAAGGCGTACATGTTGAGTTGCACCCGATACTGCGCAGACATGCCCTTGGCCTTGTATGTTTTCAATGCGGTGGCTCCAACGACCTTGTGATCAATGACGGTTTTGCTTGGCAGATGCACAAGGTCAGCGGTGCCTTTCGTCCACGGTTCCAACACCACCTTGACCTCGGTCATGTAGTCGGGGTGTTTCTTGAACGCACGTTCCAAGTAATAGTGAACGCTCGTGCCAACGATGGCAGGCCACGGGTCGCTGTCAGTGTTGACCGGCTCAACTTCCAGCAGCTTGTACGCCAACCGGCGCGAACACGGTGTGCCGATTTCGCTGGCACCAATCATGGTTTGTTGGGAACGTGGTGACCATGCAGAATACTCTTTCACCTGTGTAATAAGCGTGGTCGCAACATCGAAGGGCGTTGAGTCCAAACACACGGTTTCTTTGAGTTTGCCCATCAGACTTCAACAATCGTGAACCTGCGCGACTCGCTGGGCTTCGTACAGGCAGCCACTTGGTCATCGGTCAATAGTGCCTTGGCTGCCTTTTGATCGAATCGCTGCGATATGACGTGCGTCCATTTAATTACAGGCTCGCCGCCGATGGTCCCAACCTCTGCATCACCCAGTGCATCTTTGATCAAAGCCTCAGCGTGTTCAATCTGTTCATCAATGTCGGCGCGGTCAGCCTTCAACTGCTTCAACGCCCAGACGTAAGTTGTCAGCGTGTCCAACTCAACTTGCTTCATATTGTTCCCCATTCGATTGAAATAAAACGCCGCCCCAAACCCCAGTGGTTTCACGGCCTTGCTTGCCTACTTCGAGACATTGTGAACGTACTTCACAGCCCTGACAAATCTCCACGGCCACGCGATATTCCTGCGCGAATCTGCTATGCGGCATGAACAGCTCTGGGTCAGAGTTACGACATGCAGCCCGCAACCGCCAATGCACGTCACCCTTGTCGCTTTCGATGTATCTAAGTTGAAACATAACGCTCCTTGATTGCCTCGAACATGTCATCCACGCTGACCATGATGGTGTTAAAACTGTCGCCATAATCGGTGAACGCGCCGTGATCGTCGCTGAGCGTCCAGCATTCCCAGCTGCCCACGCGTGAGGTGCCAAAGCCTTGCCGTTGCACGAACAGGAAACCGTGCACCGCGCCCGCGTTGTCGCGTTCGCGCTGCGCCTCATCGAGCCACTTACTAATCTGGCCAAGTGATGCCGTTTGTGCCGCCTTGCCAGCCTTCACCTCGATAATGATCTTTGGATCACGCATTAAGACAACATCACCCTGGTCGTTGGCTCCACTCAGTGCGATGCGTTCGGCATCGGTGAAGCCTTGCGCCCACGCGTGACGCACCACAGCGGTTTCGGCAGCGGTGCCTTTATTTTTGGAAGGGTTAGCCATCCGATTTGACTTCACCCAAGGCCTCAACACACTCGTTGAGTAGTTCGGCCAAGTGTGGTTCACCTCGTAATTGTTCAAACTCTGCCTGCAACATGCACCTTTGAACTAATGAAACGTTGGTCATGCAAAACACCACCTCACTGAATTCCAATGACTTTTGCCATTGCCTTTGTCCCATACCAACCAAAATGCGTAGTCTTGCCAGTATGGATGCCATTTATTCACCACGGTTGCGCGCAGAGTTTCGCCAATCTGTTTCGCTAACTTGGCGCTCATGGTCTTACGCAGGTCGCGTTGAATCATCCAGCCAGCACCAACGCCCATCTCGCGACTCAACTGGTAAGCGCCACGAAACTTGCCCGTCCCAGTGTTCGCGTTGTAAGCGTTTCGGCTTTCGTGATATGTGATGCATTGCCGTATGCGTTCATGGGCTTTGACGTAGTGTTCACCAACATAATGAGATGAGCCGTCATGCTGGTAAGCGCCGCTGACAATCGGGTCAAGAATGTGTGCAGGTGTTCCCACTGGGATTGCCATCACCGCCGTCAATGCAACGGCAGCCAACATCATTTGACCGACCTAAGTTCAGCGATGGCAAGATCGATGTGGTTTTCCATCGCCGCCCTGCCCATGTCATCGGCGATCTTTCGGGCGCTGATTGCTTGCTGTCTCCAATATCGAATCTCTCTTTTGGTGCTGGATTTTCCTAACCAGTACGCCGCAGCTGCAATGCTGATCACTAACAATGTGGTGCCAAAGAACTCGGACATTGTGTCCCCTTTCGTTTTCGTTATGTCCATGACTACACGTCGGGGCGGTGGTCTGTCAATGGCAACACGCGGGAAACGCAAAAACGCCCCCCGCCGACCTTGTGGGTCAAACGGGGGGCGTTGCGTCACCGGCGAGAGGAACCGGAAGTCTTTAGTTATTCATCATCGTCAGTAAAATAGTCCTCTGTTGCTGGTTCAGATGCCAGCTCAAGGTGGGCAGTAAATCCCATTGGCGCGGATTGCGGCTCTGTCTGCACCTCGATGGTTGGCGTGGGTAGTGCCAGAGCGATCGATGCAGCAAGTCGGGTTAATTCTTTAATCTGGCGCACGGTCACCTCAACGCCCTTAGATTTAATACATACCTCGCCAACGGTGACGGTGACCTTCACGGCGCCAACTGATCCGCTAGGCCAATATAGGCGATGGCGTCCACATAGTTGTCCCTAACGATCACGCCTGAGCCTATGCGCCCAATCTTGACCAAGGCCATCATAACGGCGACGTCGTGGGCGCTTAGGTCTTTGCCTAGGTATGCCGACCAAAGCGCCGCTATGCGCCCTAAATTGTCCTCTGGCGCTCCATATTGAGCTTGCCTGTCGGTGCTGGTCAGATGGCGGGCTTGGTCATAGATATCGCGCACAGGATGCCCTTCATAACGGTTTGGTAACATTGGGGGAATAGTGTCGCATTGTGTGCCAGATAGTGTATTGTTCTCTTTGTAGCCACAAGGTTACCGAAAAAAGGGGAACGAAATGAACACAACACAACTCCACTGGGTCAAGTCAATTGACGGTGGCATGTTCACATTCACGCCAGCCGGAAACATGATCAAAGAGATCGCCGGCGCGTGGTTCGTGTTTGACATGGATGACATGTTCGTTGCGCAATACGCAACGCGTGACGATGCTGTGGCTGTGACAGCATGAGCGCCATAGTTATTGACATGACAGCAGAGGATGCGGAACGTTTAGCAATTTCATCAATGGCATGGGGCAAAGATTGGGCCAGCCAAGATGGACGCTTTGAATCAGTCAAGACCGACAACGAAGCACCTTCATATCATTGGGGTCGCGTTTATTGGCTAGAGCCCGGCGCCGCCGCTTGCATTCTGTTCACGTCCTACTTAACCGCGCACGGTTTCCAACATGAAGTTTTGTGGGACACGGCCGAACACGGCGGTTACGTTGTGCTAACCGATTGGGTGACAGCATGAAGGACAAGAATTGCGCGTTATGCGCCACGATGACCAAGTGGACAGAATTATTTCCCGGCGATGTTTGCATTGAATGTTGGGCGAAAAGTCCCGCAGGACGATACATGCCAACAGCGCAAGAACTTGCACAAATGTGGGGGGCATCATGACCGCATCAACTGGCGATCTACTAGCCCTGCAATGCCAAGGCAACGCCTACGCCATAGCCAAAGCTAATGAGCGCAAACGCTTCAACGAAACTGCCGCCCTGATCCGCGCCGCCCACAACAATGGGGCAACGCAGCGCCAGATCGCCACAGCGGTTAAATGGCATCGGCAAACGGTGGCTCGAGTAATCAAGGGCATGGATGACAAGCGACGTTCGAGCACCATTGACCTTGTGGAGACAAACGAAATATAATCAGACTCAGCACCGCCGGTGAAGGGAAGCGCCGGCGGTGTTGTCATGCCGGCCTTGTGTCGCCAGACTTCAAAACTTTATTCCATGCACCACAATCAGCGCACTGCGTCAAAGGCCACGCCGCCGACTTTGACCGCGTGACACCGTGGGCAACGAGCCGCGATGATCCGCAGGCGTAGCAGCTCGACAAATCGCCCGTCCACAAACCTGCATGCGGTGACTTGATCCACGGCGCCAGCAACGTGAACAATTGCTCCGTGATCACGACGTCTTGGATATTGTAGCGCCGGAACTTCTCCCAAGCTTTGGGATCGTTTTGCATCACGTCATTCCAGAGGGCTTGGCCGCCGGTGTCCAACTTGGTGTCAAGGCCAACAGCGTCGGTGACATAGCCAAGTTTGTTACTCATCATTTTGAAGTTGCGTCGCATCACACTTAGCAAGTCAATGTGCTGAACCGGCGACGGCGGCACCAACCCTGCCAACATGAACTCGCGGTTAATGTGCGGAATGTCAAAGCGCACATGGTTGTAACCAACAACAATGTCAGCATCGTTGAGCATGTCCCACGCTGTCTGCACCATGACCTTCTTGCCGTCGTGGTATTCCGATGCAAACGTGGTGCCCTTATCGCCTAACCACTTGCCGGCAAAACACAACATGCGCGACGGCGCAACAATCTGCGACACCGACACGTTCACATCCCACAAACCCCAGACGTATGCCAACGCCGGTGAAGTTTCAATGTCAATGGTCAACACTTTCGGCGTGCGGCTCATACCCGCCAGCGCCTCGGCAAGGGTCATGGTTTCGGACAACGACCCTGGCGGTGTTCATAAATGCTGTTCGTGTTCACATTGATCCCATTCTTTGCGCAAACGTCAACGATCACTCGCACACTTAAATCACGATTATCAATTGCCGCCTGCAACGCATCACGATCTGGCATGCCCAATGTTGCCAACGCCCTGCATGTGTGACAGCGCAACGGTTTGTTGCCGGCAGCTTCAAAATCCTTGGCAAGGTTCATTTGCCCGCGAGTTGTTTAGCCCACGCTCGACGTTGTTGGGATGTCTTGCCCAAGATCGGCAACGGCCACAGTTGAGAATCCTTCCGCGCCTTGTCGGTGAAGGAGATGTGAATATGTTGATAATGCGAATAACCTTTGCCCCGGAACTTCCACCATGACGCTTTGTAAGTCCCTGATGCAACCTTATCTTCATAGACAACATGGAGAACTCGATCACCACCGGGTAAACCTGAGGCAGCGTAGGCAACTAACTGATCGGCCAGCGCCCTAGCGTTGCGCCCATTGCCAAACTTGCCAGCACCAAAGTTCTCGTCAATGTCTAGCGCTCTGACCCAACCATTTTTGTCTGGGTTATGAAATGACAAGTTCCCACGAGCTGCATGGGCAGAATCACCCACCCACCCATCGCTGGACTTGTCTCTGTTGGGGAATCGTGCATCAAGTTGATCTCGCAGGGTCACGCCACCTGCAACCAATTTGGCCATCAGGCATCTTCCTTCACGAATGACGCCGTGCCTTTGTCAGCAACGCCAGTGGCCACAATGCTCATCAGGATTGACGTCAGGGCTGCGAGAGCTGCAACGCTGCCAGCCTGCACCCAATCAACCTCAAGCACGCCGCTAATGTCCGTTGCCCACAACGCCAGCAGCGCCTGGGCTGCTGTGCGGATTGCGCGTTCTGCTGCTGTCTTTGCAAATAGTTTCGTGAACATAATGCCTTCCTCAGTCCTTCAAATGCCAAGTGATGTGGTCGTCCACTTTGTGCCTGACTTCAATGACATCACGCTCGATGCGGTTCAGTTGATCTTTTGTTGAGTTGCCGCCATTAGGTTGCAAGTCCCGGCGCATCGATGTCACCTGCGCCTTAATCACCCACATCAACCCACCAAGCACCGCCGTCACGATAGACAACGAAACAGCAACCAAGCTAATGATCTCGCCGGCGGTCATGGTGTTGGCTCTGGTGTTTCCTCAACTGGTGCAACGAACACATCGAGGTCGGGATCGTATGTGAATCCAATGCCGGCGTATGTGCCACGAAAGTTTGAATTGTATGAAGTCTGCAACCATTCACCTGTCAATCCAAGGCTAGCGATAAACTCTTGGCCTATCGGCTCAGAGTCAGGAAAGTCTCCGCCGCCACAATCGCTGTTAGCAATAACAATGACTTCACGAACCACGCCGTTTTCAATCTTTGCAAAATGTGCCATTACACAACCACCCTTATGATTACGATTCCCGAACCACCGGCACCGCCAGCACCACCGGATGATGCGTAGCCGCTACCGCCACCGCCGCCGCCGGTGGAGATTGTTCCTGCGCCGCCATTAGTGTCGTTATTAGTGCCAGCGCCGCCACCACCAGCGCCCGCAGCGCCCGCAGTGCCTGAGCGTGAACCGCCACCACCACCACCGCCACGGGTCACACTTGTACCCGTGATAGTGGATGCAGTTCCTGCGCCGCCAGCGCCACCAATTGGCCCAGTGACACCTGTCACTCCAACGGCACTAGCACCACCGCCGCCGCCGCCGGCAGAGTTGCCGCCACTTGTAAACGCGCCACCACCCGCAAAACCTTGACCTGATGTGCCAGCACCACCGGCGGCGTTTTGACTAGCGCCACCACCGGAACCACCAAAGAAACCGGCCTCAAACGAAGCGCTTTGACCACCGCCAGCGCCGCCGCCCACTCCATAATAATTTCCACAGCGACTCGTTGAACCGTTGACGCCTCTGACTAAACTTGCAGCAGTAGCACCCGCGCCACCAGCGCCAATCACTACCGTCTGAGCAGTGGCTTCAAAATATGCGTTTGTCACTGCTAGATAACCACCAGCACCACCGCCACCACCAAAAGAACCGCCACCGGCTCCTCCCCCGATTACGAGAATATCGGCGAAACCGGCGCGATCAAAAGTAACCGATCCTGTTGATGTCAGAGTCAAGTATTTGTAATTGATGCCGCCGTCGGTATAGGTGCCTGTTGCTGTATCGGTGAAGTTGGCGTTACTAACGCCCGAACCTAAAGGGACGAACGTCCATGTGTTTGACGCTGTGCGAATAAGACTTCCCCCCTTGGATGTCGCAAGTGTCAAAGGCGTTCCGTTGATTGTCACGCCACCGGCGCCGGCAATGGTGACTAGGCCAGCGCCAATGTTGAGCAAGTTGATTTGAGTGTTGGCCGCCCATGCCACAGTTGACTGCAATGGCACCGTGACCGACACCGCTGATGCATTGCTCAAAGTCACCGTTTTGCCCGCGTCTAACAAGGCGAGGGTGTAACTGGTGCCGGTTTGATTGTTCTGAGTTGGTGCGCCAATCATGGCGTTCAGGTTCGCCGCTGTTAAAACCTCAGCGGCAGCAAATGGAAATGGCACTGTGTTCCTTTCTTAGAACGCTAAAGCGTTGGCGTCCAGCACACCAAAAACGCTACTGTCAAGAATGAAGCCGGCGGCTGTTTCTGACATGGTGAATGAAATCGTTCGTGACGCCGGTGTTGCCTTAAAATCAATCCCGTCAATAGTGACGGTTTGCGAGAGCGCCGAGCCGATGCCGTTAGGTGTCCAAGTCACGGTTGCCACGGCGCCAAGGTCTAAAGCCAACACGCTTTGCTGCGTTGCCGTGCTCAAACCATCGAGGGCCACCGTCACTGTGTCCACGCGATACTGCGGTTGCGCGTAGCGCGCCACCTGAAAATCAGCCAACGCCTGCGCATCAGCGGCACTGGCCAGCAGTGTGTTGTAATCGGTGTCAAACAAACCGAACTTGCCAACAGAGGTGTTATCAATAGCAACCGCTGTGCCAGCCACCGCCGTGCCACCGTAGTAAGTGACCGACACCTGGTTGGACAATTCCTCGATGCCGTACTCAACTTGAATGTCAGTGAAAGGAATCCCGCCCGTACCAAAAACAATGGGGTTTGATGCGTTCTGCAAGTCAGCCCGATCAAGGAACACCAGGAAGCCGTCAGCGCCAACGAACAACGCGCCGGGGTCAGATAGTGCCACTTTGTTCAAATAGTCCAGCGCCTTCACGTTGGCGCCAATAACATCGGCATCTAACGTGACTTGACCTGCACTAATGCGCCGGTCATCCGTAGGCCACGCGATGTCATTGAGCACCGCCGAAACCCTCGACCCTGACAGCTGTGCCGTTTCCGTGCCGGCAGTCAACTCAGGCTCAACCAACAACGTCAAGGCGTCAACGCACGACACCTGCGCTGTGCTATCGCCAGACACCGAATAGTCAAAGTTCCAATCGGCAACTTGGCCGGTGTAAATCACCCGGTCTTGCTCAGTGACCCGCACCCGTTTGCGTGGCAGAATCTGGTTGTAATACGGGCCGGCAGTATTCGTTGGATCATAAACTCGGCTGCGATTATCCAAGATGATGTTGGCGTTTCCGGCAGTGAACTTTTCTAGTTGCCGGTTGCGCCCACGCTTAATGCTCACACTGCGCACTGTGCTCGTTACGTCAATGTAGACATCGCCGCCCAGGGTGTAGAGCGTGTTGTCTAAGACGCCGCGCAGGGAATCATCGAGGGTGAAAAAATTGCCCAGTCCGTTGGCGGATAAGTCGAAAGCAATTTCAACCTTCATCATGCCCGCGCAAACACGGCGCCGTTGGCCTTCTCAAAACGACTGATCACGTTCACAACTTCCTCACCGATCACGCGCGGATCGCCAACGCCGGTGTTCACCGTGATGGAGTACACATTGGACGCGCCACCCATTTCATTGTTCGGCACGATGTTGCCTGACGCCGATGGGATGAATAGTTCAGGGCCGACCTCTCCCACAAGGTAAGGGCGTCCACCGACAACAGGGCCGCCAGCAGCCATAGGTGTAAGGCTGGTTGTGCCTGAACTAATCCGGCTCACAACCTCATTCACTGATCGAGTCACCAAAACGTCAATGCGAACTTCACGCGTTGCAGCATCAGCGAGGTTGTCCATGACGTTCATCAGGCGCTTACGGCCAAGGCCATCCTTACCCATGTATTCTTTGAAGCCCGTGATGGTGTCCTCGGCTGTCTTAACGCCGGCACTTTTGAACTTTTCGGCTGACTGCAAACCGACAGCCTCAGCCACCGTATTAACGGCAGCAACCGATGTGTTGAGTTGAGCAATCAAAGTTGCGCCATTAGCACCCAACAACTCTGACGCCAAGGCAGCGCCCCGCTCGGCTGATAGTGCAGCCACCGCAGCAAATGATTCTTGGCTTAGTGATGTAGACAGCAACAACTTGAGTTGCTCACCAAAGGCAACAATGCCACCAGCCTGCGCGCTGATCCCGTCAACAATTCCGGTGCCGCCTTCTTTGGCGTCATCAATGGCGCCCGCAAAGTCAAGTTGCCCGGTCAGGCCGCCGGCAACAGAATCACGGAAACCGTCAAACTCATCCTGCGCCTTTTTAAGGTTGGCGTTGAGTTTCTCCAAGCCTTCCTTGTTGACTTGCTCCAAAGCCTCTTTGAAAGTAAACGTGTCTTTGGCTGCGCCAGCCGAGGACGTTCCAACTTTCTTAAGGCTTTCGTTATAGTCCTCAGTTAAGGTCTTGACATTGTTCTGCGCGTCAGCGAGTGCCTTTTGCGCCGAGATGTTTACATCGTAAAAACCCACAACACTACGGCCATCAGGAGCGTTCTGATAACGACCGAAGTTTATTGCCGCGCCAGTTGCGCGAACATAATCCCCAGCCAAGCCGGTGAGCCTGCCAGACAAAACGGCAGATGATGCCGATTGATCTTCCATTCTTTTCCGAGCATCAGCGCCAGAATCAATGTACTTTTCTGTGGCATTGATCAGAGGTGAAAACGGTAAGTACGCGACTTTCAGAATATCGGCGAAATCAAATGTTGATCCTGTTGACCGATTTATGCCACCAACGAAATCAGCAAGGGGATTGATGCTGATTGAAACGCCAGTGATGAAGTCAGCCATTGCCTGCGCCGAAGCATCAACCGCATCGGCCATGCCGCCAGTGCCGCCGAACGCCTCAGAGATGTCGTCTACTGCCTTAAGCAGGGCCACACCAATAAGTTCTTTGCCTTCATCAACGGCAATGCTGAGTTTGTTGATCTTGCCCTGGTAGGTATCAGCGGCGGCAGATGCTTGGCCGGCAAACTTCTCAGACAACGCCGTCGTGATGGCGTCCATGTCTTTAGACTTGAGCAAGTTGGCATCAAGGCCAGCGCCAAGGCGTGAAAGCCCTGTTGTTGATCCCGTAAATGCACGGGCAAGGGCAGTGGTGACCGCCTCAAGATCGCGCCCCGTGCCCGCTGAAATGTCCATGGCGAGCTGCAAGTTTTGTTGTGACAACGCAACGTCACCTGTGGCGGTGACTAGCCTCTGAAAACTTGGCCTCAAAAGATCATCGGCCACGCCAGATTCGCGCGCCAAGGCGTCAATGAAACCTTCAATCGGGCCAGTCTGATGTGCTGCGCCAACATTTTGCAGCGCGATCTCAAGAGAACGCATCGCCTTCTCATCGGCAAGGGCAGCGGTAATCGATGATTGAAAGAAATCCAAAACATTGGCGCCAATAACACCCACGCCAAAAGCGGCACCAAGGGCAGCACCGGCGCCAGCCATGGAGCCTTTGAAGCTCTTACTAAAACCGTCAGCCTGACGCCCAAAATTGCTGATGTCTTGCTGAGCCTTCTTGACACCTGTGCCGTCATAGTCACCATAAATGTGTACGCGCGCGCCGGCCTTTGCCATTATCTCAACCCTGCCTTTCGCGCTTCATCAATGATTTGATCTCTAATGCCATCACGCACTTCTTGGTTCATGTTCTGGTAATAAGCCGCAATCAAAGTGCGTGGTCGTTTGCGTGGGAAACGCTGGTTGATCATCCTGACCATGTTGGCACCGCCGCGAGTAGTTAGCCGCGAACCGTCACCCATGACTTCAAAAATGGCGCCGGCTGCATCGCTTTGGACAACATCAAAACCAAGGCCAGCACTTACACCCTTGCGCCTAAAATTACTTTTTTGGACCTTGAAACCTTTGGCAACATCGCCAGAATCAAACGACAGATCACGACCGTCACGGGCAAATCTCCATTGACCCCAGTTGCTAATTGGATTACCGCTGGGCGTTAAATAAGTGGCATCCACCACAACACGCTTTGCAACGTCCGTGATAGTTTTCTGAATGTTTTTTGTTGCGGATTTGTCAATGACTTCCAAGGCGTTCATTAGTTGCTTGAGATTTGTGACCTCGATTTTCCAACCGCTCAAACCGCCACGACTAGCCATTGTCAACCCTTCCTTCGCGCCTTGGTCATTTCAAGGTGACGCCAGCGCAGATATCGGTGCATGGTTGTCAACATCCGGTCTGACTCTTGCAACAAAACTGATGGTGCAATGTGGAACTCGTAAGCCAGGTGGACTATTGCCCAGTGCTGGCTTTGCTCTCCAAAGGGACAATTTCAGAATCGTCTCCGAACGTGACGCTTTCAACATTTTCCAACCAAGTGTGAAACTCACCGAGGTCTTTGTTTTTGCGTTGCAACGAGTGCCACGACAACCAGCACAGGTCGGTGAACTTCAACTCTGTTTGGAACTTGGCAACGCTGCGGTCATACGTTTCCTCAAAGCCAACGAAGTCCACGGCAGCAACCGAAGCTGCCGCCGTGGAGCCATCGGTGTAAACCACCTCTAGATTCATTTTCATAGCAGGACTCCCTTGCGTAGGTGGAATGGCAATAGTGAAAATTAGGCGGCAGTTGCGCGAGCAACCGATCCGGTGATTGGGTATGAAACAGAGAACGTGCTGAGATCCCCAACGGCTGAATCCACGGCGTCATAGCCGGTCACCAAGACGTTGAAGCGATATTCGGGGTTTGCTGAACCGATTGCAGCGGTGCCGTTTTGTGGACGAACTGCCACAGCCACGGTGCCACCAAGGTTGCTAAAGAATGTCGAGTCAATGGTGCCGAGTGCGTAATCTTGGTGAAGCTCCATTGAGAACGTGCCGGATTTCAAACCGCCAATCCGCTCCCTAAAGCCACCTGAACTGAAATTTGTCACCTCAACATCATCGGCTTCAAATGCGATTGTTACTTGTGCAACGTTTGCGCTGATCGTCCCGCCAGCGAAAACCACTGTGGGACTTGTAAGAACTTGCTTTGCCATAGTTGGCTCTCCTTATGCGATAACCTGAACAGCAAATTCTGCTGACAGGTAAGTGACGTCAGCAACGCTGACTTGGCTATATGAGCGCAGGCTCGTAACTCGGCAGTCAAATGCTTCGCCGCCGAGAGTCCTATTTGATTCGATGGCGGCTTTGATACTTTGCGCGCCAGTTCCTGAGCAGTATGCATCAAGTTTATTTTGGGCCATTCTTTCATCAACACGGCCAACAATCACCATCACGCTGAATTCATATTCATCGCCGCCGCTGCGCCGAAAGGCTAGATCGTAAGTGATGGATGCCGGCATGACCACGGCAATTGGTGGGTTGATCTGATCGGGCACAGTTGCCGATGTGCGCAGCCCTGAGATTGTTGCAAGGTTCGTGGCGATGGCGGTGCGTAGAGTTGAAATGTCAGCCATCAGTTAGCCGCAATCTTTTTGAACGGGCGAATCAACATTGCCACATCGGGATCAACTTTGCCCACCCTGATGGCGCCCATGTCTCCAAAGCCAGCTACTCCGAGTGGACTATCTAGCCGCTTGAATATCCGGCTGGCCTGAATGACGGTTGCCTGGGTGACTTGAATCGGCGTTGGTGTAAATCCGTAAACGCCCTCGATGCGCACCGTTGCCTGCCTTTTGTAAATCGGGAGCAGATAGTCACCGACCATACGTAGCCGTGAGATGGGGAAAGCGTTGCCGCTAACGCGCTGGTTCAAAGGTTCGGTCTGGTAATCACTAGCGGCCAAGGTGATCAAGAAAGTTCGTTCGCCAGCGTCATCAATTTTGACACTGACAATGCTGATCAGGTCATCAACGTCAACGACATAATCATCATTGGGTTGAAAGTCGCGGGTGGCTGTTCCTGCACTAAAAAAGTTTCGGTCACATTCGGCGTCAATCATTCGACTTGCTGACTCCACTGCCATTTCGAGCAATGTGTCATCAACTGAATCGGTGATGCGCACGGCAGCTTTGATCTGGGTGAGAGTGCAATAGCCATTTGTTATTGCCACTGGGTCTCCTCGTAAGCATTGTGAATGTGGGTGATGACTGATGTTTCAGCAAACCAATGTGGAAGTCTTTGGTTCGGCCAGTGGCATGTTGCCGGGGGTTGATCAATGTGTAGCGGCACGACGTCATCGCGGAACATTCCCAGCAACTGCATCGGACTCAGCGCCAGATGTGTGCCGATGTCGTAAGTGGCCACAGGCGCCGAAATAGCGGTCAAATAAGCGGTGCAAACATCATCTGCATGGACGAAGTCGCGAGGCTGATCTGAAGCCGCTGTGAGTGCCTTAAATCCCGTCAGGTGACGAATGAGTTGTGGGATGAATCCACGGTCGTCACGCACTGGGTCGCCGTACACACTGAACAAAGTTAAAGTGGTGTGACCTGCAAACATGCCCTGCTGGGCTGCCTTGGTGCGAGTGTAAAAAAGCGACTCAGCCTCAATGCCGGCATGTTGCCACCAGCTTGCAGTGTTGATGACCTGGACGCTGTTGCGCTCAGCCCACATCACCAAGTCCTCATTGAAATAGGTGAAGCTGGTGCAGGCTTCCGGCTCTTTCAGATTAGGTGCGGCCAAGTGAAAGATCACATCGGCGCGCAGGTCTTGCGGGATCTCCCTGCCGATTGGGGTGAAGTCAATCCCGGCCTGCGCCAGGTACGCCAGCATCGCCTGACCAAGATGACCACTTGCGCCAGTCACGCCCACGCGCATGACTACATCTCCACCGAAACATAGTTCCACGAAGTTGCAGACTGGGTTGGTTCAATGCCAAGCATCGTTAGCAATTCCGACCACACCGCAGAGACGTCAACGGTTGAGTCACTCATTTCAACAAATTCATTGACATGAGCACACCCAACAACAATCGCTGGCGTTGCGTGAACCTTGACTCGCTTGCAGCCTGTGTAGGCAAAGGCAGGGCCATAGAGTGTTGCAGCCTTAGCCCGTGCCAGTTCGACATCCAAGGCGCTACGGCGCAACACATTGGCAGTGATCAGGGTTGCCGCAATCATGATGCCAGGTTGCGCAGCTTCAATCTCTGCTGGTGTTCCCACCATGCCAGCTGCGCCCGTCGGCGCCTTGTGACTCAACAGAATCAAGCGGTCGATGTCTGCCTGTTCGATCTCGTTGAGAATGTCGGCAATCGCATTGGGCAAGATTTGATCATCGTCTGAGATCATCCACAACCATGCGCCTGTGCCAAGGGTCAAGCCGCGCTCGAGGTTGGCAACGCCGCCAGTGTTTGACGGTTGGTGCAGATAAGTCACCGAACACGGGGCGCTGCTGAGTAAGCGCAAAGGCGCCAGCGCAGTTTGGTCAGGGCAGTTGTCGGACACAATCAACTCAACTTGATTGGTGAGCTGCGGTGCCAGACTTGCAAACAGGTCAGCAATCTCAGGGCGACGATATGCCGGGACGTAAATAGTAAGTTTCGGTTGCGCATTGCCTTTCGCAACGATCGTGGTCTTTGCTTCCACAACCTTTGGCGTCTTGGCCAATTCCTTGAGATATGGCCGCCAATACTTTTTCCACACCCGGTCGGCGTCGTACTCAAGTGCATGTTTGCGCGCCTTGTCGCTGCGATGCTTGCCACGGGCGTAAGCCTTCTCAAGTGCGTCAACGATGCTGGGAATGTTGGGTGTGGCAAACCATGACAACTGTGTGCCATCCCAAAACGGTTGATTCTCTGTCAGCCATCCATCGCCGAGCAGCTCAGGTGAGGCACTAAAGTCATTGGCGATTGCAACAGTTCCACAGGCCTGCGCCTCGAGAAGGGTCAAACCGAATCCTTCACCCATCGTGCTCGCCAGTAGGACATCGGTGCCGTTGAATAATGCCGCCATCGCCTCATTGGGGATGCCGTTGTGCATGGCGTGTTGGCTCACAAACTTAAAGTTGTCCTGGTCTTTCAGGCCGCAAGCCTTCAGCAGAAAGTCGAGGGCTAGGCCGCCGTAATTGCCAAAGCGTTCAGTGTGCAGATACAACCGCACATCAGGTTTGTCTTGAGCAAAAATCGAATAGGCCAAGATGTTTTCAGCCCATGACTTGCGGTGAATACCACCGGCGCTGCTTGCTTTGTTGGCGTTAATAATTGACACAACAAACAGGCTGTCAGGGTAATCATGTTCAAAGCTCATCAACTCGCGCCCAGTCTTGCCGTCATAAGTTGCACCAGGGTGATACATCTTGGTGTCAATCGCCATTGGGATGTATTTGGCATCAGTCAATCCAGCGCGCTGCATCTGCTCAAATCCAAACATGGTCACCGCAATTGGTGTGATGTTTTGGCGTTGTAAAACTTGCAACACATTGGGGGGTAGTGGCTGATGATCAACCATCGCCCACACCGATGTTGGTACGTCTTTCCACATTGCCTCTGGCATTGTCCACGCGTCGAACAGGCAGACAACGTGCGCAGGTAGGTCAGGGTTTTCGCGTTTCCATGTGGTGAAGTTTGCGCGCACGGTGTCATTGGAATAGGACTCGATTCCCATTGGAAAGATTGGGATGTCATTCCAGTCGCTGCGCATACCTTGCAAGCCATAGTTGCAGTTGATTGCGACAGCGTGACCGTCACGTTTGATTCGTTCCACGGCTTGCGCGGTTTGCGTTCCATAGCCGGTTCCGCACCAAGGTGCGTTGCTATGCCATAACAGTGCCATTGGATTATTCACAGGGTTCTCCGTTCGCAGGGTGCGCAGGTTTGCAGGTGTGAAGTG